ATACTACGCCCTGTAATAGCCGAAAGACCAAAAATAATACAGTCTTCAACTTCTCCATGATGTTTCTTAAGGTCATAGAGATACTCCTTTCTTATCTGTGCGTATTCTGGTGGTATGTTTGCGTTTAAATATGCCATAATAAATCCTCATTTAATACTGCCCCAATTATCACCTTCTTCATAATCTACTTTGTTAGGAACTTCAAGAGTGACAGTTGACTCCATTATTTCTCTAATTTTATCAGCTTCCTTCTTACCTTGCACTGATATATCTAATTCATCGTGAACTTGTAGATGAGGTAATATACCTTCTGCATGTAAATCTATCATGGCCTTTTTTGTCATATCAGCTGCAGACCCTTGAATTAATTTATTTAAAGCTTTGTATGTGTAGGCTCTTCTAATCCCTGGTCCGTGTTCAGCTAAAGCTTCATCATGTGGTAAAGGTTTATGAATACCAAACTGATTTGGTTCCCACAAATGAAACCTACACAATCTACCAAGGAGTGTTCTAACCTTTCCACGATTTTGAGCTCTTCTCATAACAGCATCCATTAACTGTTTTACAAAAGGAACTCTCTGATGGTATTGTTTAAACAAATCCTCTGCCTGTAGTTTATTTATACCTAACTCTGCTTGAAGTTTATTTTTACCCATTCCATAGAATAAACCTAAATTAATTGTTTTAGCTTGAAATCTTCCTATCTCCGCCATGTCCGCAACAATTTGATGAAAGTCTGTATCGTTGTCGTTTTTATATGCATCGACGACCTCATCAACGCCATACAAACCTTGCAAAGCTGCATAGTGCACAACAAGTCTTGGTTCCTGTTGCGAGTAATCAAAACATCCCCACTTACACCCTTCCTCTGGAACAAATAAAGATCTTATCCGTGGTCCAAGATCTTTGTTCCTTGCAGGGATTTGTTGTAAGTTTGGATTATTCATACTGAATCTTCCTGTTACAGTTCCTCCACTATCACCACGTAACTGATTTATCTCTGCGTGTATTCTACCTTTATGTGAATATTTTAGTATTGTATCTATGAATGTAGTATGTGCTTTATTAATCTCTCTGGCTTTCGCAATAGCTTGTACAATTTTGTGTGGATGATTGGCTAAAAAATTTTTAGTAAAACTAGGTGCTCCTGTTTTCACAGTTCTTTCATAAGGTAATTTAAGTTTATCAAAAACTTTAGCTATAGATCTTGCAGCCCATATTTGAACTTCTTCTTTTGTTTCAGAATAAATGGCACCTAATAATTTGTTTTCTTCCTCAATCATGTTTTGTTTTTCTCTAGCTGCTCTATCTTTATCTACACGCACACCTAAAAATCTCATATCAACTAACACAGGAAATAATTTAGTTTCCATATCAAAAATATTTTCAATATCTTGATGCATTATTTCTTTTTTCATTTCTTGCCACAACTCCAGTGTGAGTTGGGCGTCACGCTCCGCGTAAGCTCCAACGTACATAGCTGGTAATTTGTACATCTCCGCTTTAGGATCTACACCCCAAGACTTAGCAGCCTCGTATAAAGCAGATTCATCTTTACCTCTCCCAAGATAGTCTTTTGATAAACCATTTAAATCATATCTAAACCTGTTTTCGTCTACTAAAGATGCAGCAATCATTGTATCTACAATTTGTCCTTTTACATTTATACCAATCGACCTTAACCAACAGATGTCATACATTGCATTGTGAAATATTTTTATGGAATCTGTGTTCATCTGATCTTGTAACCATTTTAAAACCATCTTACGATCCATGTTGCCACCACCCTCATGCGCGATAGGATAGTATGCACACCAATCATTTGTTGCTAAAGATATTCCAACTACATCACCAATACCCACAACAGAACCAGAACCCATTCTTTCGTTTAAGTTTGGGTCTTTTGTTTCTAAGTCAACAGCTATCTCATCATACTTACCAAGATCCGGAAAGTCTGTTGGTGGTATCCACTCTGTCTGTGGTTTAAATAGAGGTATCTTCATTTTGTTTTTTCCATTTTTTATGTCCCTCTACCCAATTTTCTGTTTCACCTTCATGTTTACACTCACCAGCTATTGCCATATATGCAGCTGCATCAACATAAGTATCTTCGGTTGGTTGTCCAAATTTAGTTCTCGCTACTTTTAATAAAGCCATCATAACAGCAGCGTCATGTGCTGTAATTTCTTTGTCTAAATATGCTGTCCATAGTTTTGCTATGTTTGCATGATTTACTATTTTATCACCGTAAGTTTTTGCTCTAGGTCCCATGATGAGATCTCTTGCTTGTTTTAACGCATCTTCTGTTTTCATATTTTATATCCTTTATAAATGTCTTTTGGTCTAATGATATGTAAATGATTTTTAGTTCTAGTTGCACCAACATAGAATAATCTATTCTCATCATCAGGGTTTTGTTCGTAGTTCTTTTGTGTGTTTCTTGAAAGGTCTGTCAGGAGAACCACGTTGTCCTGTTCACCACCTTTTACTCCATGTATTGTAGATAGAGTAATTCTAGGGTTCGAATTTAGTTTCTCACCATTTTCCCTCATACGTCTTATATATCTAACTTTCTTGCGTGGAGCTTCATCAAAAGCATCATACCACACGTCTTTTGTTTTCAAACCTTTTTTATCAAGAAGATCAGATATCTTATATGTAGAATCTTTATCTAAATATTTTAATTTTTCTTTTTCATAATTTTTTTGAGACATATAAGATGCGATACGAGTAATTTGATCATAATTTATATCCACACCTTTTCTAAAATTTTCCCAGTCAGTAACTGCTTTGTACAAATCTTGTTCCTTGTTTGTTTTAAACTTGTTCTGATAATACAATCCCTGTGAGTAGAGTTGTTCTTCTAAGTCGTTTAACATAAACCTTGTTCTAGCCAACACTAGCCAATTACCTTTTTTCATGTTAACTTGTTCAAAGTCATCATAATATGAGAGTAAACCTTTTTGCAGTTTTGGTTGCCATTCTTTTGGTAGCCTGTTTTTTATTTTTCCTACAATGTTCATGGCAATATCGTGCACAACCTGTGGTATTCGGTATGACTGTGTCAACTGCATTATCTTTCCTGTCTGTGCTATAAAACTATCTACGTCTGCACCAGCCCATCTAAATATAGCTTGATCATCATCACCAGCTATAAATGTATCCTCTGTTTTATCCCATATTGATTTTGCCATACCCCACTGTGTTTGAGATAAATCTTGTGCTTCGTCTATAAAAACAACATCAAATTTAGGAGATCTATCTGATTTAATAAATTCTGTAATCATGTCAGTGAAATCAATTAAATTATAATCTTTTTTGTATTGATCTAAATCATGCACAAATTGTTTAAGTTGTGGCACAGTTATATCTTGTGTGTGCTCTTTTAAATTATATTGTTGCTCTGGTGTAATACCTCGTAGTTTAGCTATTTGAACAATACGTAATAAATCACTTTTAGTTGTAAATAATCCTGTGTGCTCATTATCATACTCGTGATAATCTAATATTAAATTCATTTTCTTACCTAGGTCTTCGTAATGTCTACGCTGCATAACTTCATCTTTTTTTATTCCTAGTCTTCTAAAAGCAAGGGAGTGTAAAGTTCTAAAGTATGGTAGGTCTTTCTCCGTTAAATTAAATTTAGACATAGCTCTATCTCTAGCTTCGTACGCAGCTTTTTGTGTAAAAGAAAAATAACCAATCTTATCTGGATCGGTTTGCTTTAAATATTTATCTACTTCGTTTAATAAAGTAGTAGTTTTACCGGTGCCCGGTGGTCCTAATACAATCGTTTTCATAATAAATGTGTCATTAAAATAGTGGCTATACAAATTACAGTAATAATTGATATGTCACTTTTGAATGATGGTCTTCTCCTCAAAATGCATCCTCCTTTTTAAATTTACGTTCTTTTATTTTTATTTGTTCTTTTTCGAACTGTTTTAATTTTATTACTGATAGTTTCTTTTTACCTATGTTCATTCTGATATGATCACATCCACAATGCTCTAGTAACCATAATATTGTAATGTCATATTTTTCTGTCCATTTATGTCTATGTAAAAATTTATGATAGAAGTGCGTAAAAATAAAATGATGATGCTCATCTTTGTTCCAAACATTTCCAGATTCCATATCTTCTTTTGTTGCACCCTCTGCTGTTCTACTTGTGCAATAGTTCTCTAAGTGTTGTGCAAGTTGTTCTAGTTTTGTAGCACCTGTTGGTGCCTCTATAATTTCTGGGTTTGACATTAAAAGAGATACCATATCTTTATAGTCTTTTGGTTTTATGGTTGGTGGAAATTTATGTATCTGATTCATGCATGCTCTAACAAATAATCTCTGTTCTTGTAGCTCTTCTGCTTTTAATTCTACTCTTTCACCATCTACATTTAGTCTAAATATTTTTGGGTCTAGTTCTACTATTTGAAGGTCAGATAACTGTGGAAATAGACTTTGAGTTCCTATTCCATATTTTCTAGTTTTACATAACTGTTTATCACAGTGGTTGCACATAGGCTCTTCTGTACATTTAAAACCATAATCTTTATTATCTTTCCTAAATTTTGTTATCTCATCATGTCTAAATGGATTTACAAAATGTTTATAATTAAATTCATCTAATTTATCAGCCCAACTATCTGGCCATTTCTTTTTTGCATAAACCCTGTATTGAAACATAACCCTGTCTCTACCATCATCTAATTTTTCTTTTGTTAGAGATTCAAGACAAGGCGGTCCATCATCAAACTCTGATGGTGGTCTTTGTATTTTTAAATCTTGTAATTCTTTTGGTGTGAGTGCTCCGTGTTTTACGGAATCTAAAAAAGCCGTAATTGTAATAGCAACTCCACTATCATTAAAGCAATATCTTGTTGTATTTTTACAATTAAAGTATGGTAAATTTAGAAAATTTCCTGTATCATCTTGCGATTTTAATTCAATTTGTTTAGGAAAAACCTCAGCATTACCAAATCCAAGAATAGCACTTACAGACATAAGTTTATCTCGCATAAGTTTTGCAGGCACATAATCTGTTGTGAATAAAAATATATGTGCACCACCAGATTTAGATCTACACACCCAAAGAGGCAGCATATATTGATTTACTTTCTTTAATATTTCTTTGTGATCAAGAGTATATTTATCTACATCAATACATCCCCATCTACACTCATTATCTTCGTTAATTGGTATAATACCAAGACTAGGCTCAATACCATTTAAATGATCTTCCCAATGTTTGTCGGTAACAATTTCTCTTTTGACAAAAGATTTACCTTTGACCTTAAGTCCATCGGCACCTTTCTTGTCAACATACGTGCATCCATGCGCACGCTTTAATCCTGTAAATATCTTTCTAAAATCTTCCATCATAGTTTTGTAGGGGGCGGATCCAGTCTCCCATCCCCGCCCCTGGTCCTTCCAATGGAAGTCTTTAATACGGTGAATCGGATTTGGATTCCTGCTCTCCGTGTTTTACTTTAACCTCACCCTTTGAAACGTTTGCTCCAAAGTCTTTAGCTATTTTGTAAATACCCGAATCGCTGATTGGTCCAACTCTAGACACATCCCAGCCAAACCACGTACCCTTGTCATTCGACTGTTGCACGGTTTTTAACTTATAAATGTGGCTATATGTTGGCGGTGTAAACATACCGTTTTTACCTTGCATTTTTAGACCCATCATCATCGAGTTCCACTTTCTACTTACTTTTAATTGAGTAGCTTTCATGGATATCAATGCTGTTGTTGGACTATCACCAAGGACAACTACGAAATGACTAGCTGTATTTTCAAGATAGTTACCGTTAGATAATCTATCTTTATTAAACTTGTCTCTTGTAGTTGACGGTAAGTCATCTCCAGCTTCATATATTTTTACTGGAGCACTGGCACGACATCTATCCCCTTTACGCCATCATAAATCTCGTTTGTTACGGTATTTATAATCATGCCAGGTTCTGCCCCCTTGACATACTTAGCGTCCCTCTTATTACACTCAGGGGATAATTGGCCAAGAACTTTTAAGAATGGTAACGCAAGATCTTCTTGCGTCATATTCAAGCCCTGACCTGCATCAGCTTCAAAATTTACAGCTGCTAATGCTCCGCTGCTTTTCTTTGTTACTTCACTCATGTTTATTGTTTCCTTTTTATTGTTGTCTTATTTCCAACATAAATGTTGAAAAGTTCCGTTGGCATCTCTTTACCTGCCTCCATACGCTCACGGACTAACGCTTTAAGAGTCATAGGCTCGACCTTCAGTTTTTGCTGAGGTTCGAGGCCCTGACCCTTTGCAAGTTCGGCATAATCAGCCGCCTTGTTATCCTCGTTACGACCGAACGATACGGATATCTCGTTTTTGATTATATCGCCCAGGCCATTCTCACGAAGCCAGTTAAACGCCTTCTCTTTATTTGCTTGAGTTATTGTGGCGCTGTAATTTGTTTTAACTTCTACAGATGATCCATCTTGTAGTTTTAAAAAAGATAAACCCATTTCAGACAACATCGTAGGTATAACTTCACCCGATATATATTCTAAATGTTTTTTCTTTTGTTTGATTTGTTCTTCGTCCAGTTCTATTGCTTTCTGAACGGCTTGCATTTCTTTAATTTTATCTGCAAGTTTATTTATATTAGTTGTTTTGTCTATGACCTGCTCTTGGTCTTTCTCAAAATCAATCGTCATTCTTTGCTCCTGTTCCGTACAAATCAATCTCTATTGGGTAATATCTTTTTTCTTGTCTATCCCATTTCAAAAGATTGTATCTGCCATTTGTTATATCTGATACCAAACTGCAGACTACACCTATTATAGCAGGATCTCCTGTTAATAACAAGTGGTCCGTAGGTTTGAAATCTTTTAATAAAGTTTTTAATTTAAAAATAAGTGGACCAGGTGAAAAAATCATTTGTGATCTTTCATCTAATAAAAATTTTAACTTACCATATTCTGCTGCACCCATAATATTAAATTTAGGACGGCCTTCTCTTGTACCTGCAATTTCTTGCACAACATAAACAGTAGGTATAGTTCTTTTTATATCTTTGTAATCCATACTTTCTTTTACTTTCATGTTGACTTTATAATAAAATCCTATATACATGTCAATAGAAAGATGAAATATAAATTTAAAACTAAGCCGTATGCGCACCAATTAACTGCGTTAGAAAAATCTTGGAATAGAGATACGTTCGCATATTTTATGGAAATGGGGACTGGCAAAACAAAAGTCCTAATAGATAATCTAGCAATGCTTTATGATAAAGGTAAAGTTGACGGTGCATTAATTATTGCACCAAAAGGTGTAGTAGGCACTTGGTACAATCAAGAGTTGCCAACACACTTACCCGACCACATAGAAAATGTGACCGTATTGTGGCAATCCAACATAAATAAAAAGCAACAAGAAAAATTAAATAGATTGTTTGAGGCAGGTACAGATCTTCATATATTAATAATGAATGTTGAAGCTTTTAGCACAACCAAAGGATTAAACTTTGCTAATCAATTTTTATCTGGTCACAGAGCAATGATGGCTATTGATGAATCTACTACTATAAAAAACCCAAAAGCAAAAAGAACAAAAAATATTTTAAGCTCCGCTACTTATGCAGATTACAGAAGAATAATGACCGGGTCACCTGTTACAAGAAACCCTCTAGATTTATATACACAGTGTGAGTTTTTAGATCCTAATCATTTAGACTTTACATCTTACTATGCTTTCAGAAATAGATATGCAGAAATGAAAACAATTCACGTGGCTGGTAGAAGTATTAATGTTGTAAATCAATTTATAAATTTAAAAGAATTATCAGATAACTTAAAACCTTTTTCATACAGAGTTTTAAAACAAGATTGTTTAGATTTACCTGATAAGGTTTATATTAAAAGAGAAGTGCAACTTACACCTGAACAAAAGAAACTTTATGATCAGATGAAAAAAGAAGCATTAGCTACACTAAATGGTAAAACCGTTACAACCATGACAGCTCTCACACAACTAATGCGTCTACATCAAATTACTTGTGGACATTTTGCAGCTGATGATGGGACTGTGCAAGAAATAAAAAATAATAGATTAGCTGAGTTATTAGATGTATTAGAAGAGATAGAGGGTAAAGCGATTATCTGGGCACACTATCAACATGATGTTAGAAACATATTTAAGTTGTTAGAAGATAAGTATGGTCCAGGTTCCGTGGTCCATTATTATGGTAAAACGTTACCTGAACAACGGGACTACGCTATTAAAAATTTTAAAGACAATGATAAGGTTAGATTCTTTGTAGGTACACCACAAACAGGTGGTTATGGTATCACATTGGTGCAAGCCAACACCGTTATTTATTATTCTAATGGATATGATCTTGAAAAAAGAATGCAATCAGAAGACAGAGCACACAGAATAGGGCAAAAGAAAAAAGTGACATATATTGATCTTATTGCAGAAGATACCGTAGATACGAAAATTGTCAAATCTCTCCGTAAGAAGATTAATATTGCTTCTGAAGTTATGGGTGAGGAGTTAAAAAAATGGATTTAAGTTATAAATCTTTCTAATAAAAGTATGGCTACGGTCCCCACCGCAGCTAAAAGAACCCAATAGATTTTGTCTATTTTACCACCCAATTCGTGAATACCTTTGTGCATATGATGAATATTCTTTTTGACACCTGATATGTGTCCATACAGGGATACGATGTGTTCTCTAGTTGTTTTAGGTTCTATTGCCATTATACTAAACTTCCTAAGCCACCTTTGTTTCTAGCAGCTATTAATTGTTCCTCAGGCGACAATAAAGCTTGTTCAGTTCTTGTCAACCCAGTATTTTGATCCACAGCTGCAGTCACTGGTGCTATGTTTGGCATAGGCACGTTTGGTATTGGTGTTTGTGGAACAGCTCCTTGTTGATCTTTTAATAACTCTCTTCTCTCTTGTATTGCAGGTCTTAATATTTCTTCTCTTTTACCTGGTAATGTAGTTTTTAATAAATTTTCTCTTTCACTCTCAGATAAACCTAATGGAAGTATAGAGTATTTTTTTTGAACATCTGCAAGAGCTTTGAAATCAATAAAGTCTTTAACTTTATAATTATTCTCTGTTTCTCTGTTTATTTGTTCTATTGCTTTTATTATACCTGAGTCTTGTCTAAATGAAGGTGGTTTATCAGGGTTAAATATACCCAATAACAGACCGTCAATATCATCTTTTGATACGGCTCTTCTACCCTGCATCATCGTAATAATTTCTTTGTCATTAAAACCTATTGTTCTAAGAGCTTGTATATCTTTGTATAGCTCTGACATAATTCTATATTTGTTAGAATTTAATTTATCGTATTCTTTTGTAAAATATTCTGGTGATAAATTTCTTTCAATTAATCTTAAATCTGTTTGTAATTTTCTAGCATCAGTAACGTCTGTAGTAAACGCAGCTTTTGCGTTACCAAGTTCTTTTGAATATCTACCTAGCTTAAATCTAAATGCTTGATAAGGGTCTTGTCTTCTAATACCAAAACCAGTTACTACTTTTAATACTGTATCATACAGATCTCTTTTAATACCTGCCTTAGATAAATCACCACCAATAGCTTGTGCTATTTCTTCACCACTTCGTATTGTAGTTGGTGTTAATTTTTTGTATGCGTGGTACATAACTTTGCCCCACCAGTCGTCATCGTTTCTAATATCTGCTATCAAACCACCTGATTTAGTTCTAAACTGTCCATTTCTAGGTATTAATTCTAATGCTGTCTCCGCGGCTATGGATGGTGCTAAAAATGGTTCTAATGTTTTCTTTATGTAATCTACAAAACCTTTTGTGTATAGATCTAACGATGTTTGATCTGGGTTTTTGCCTGATAGAATAGTCTGCATACCGAACCTAAAAGGTGTAAGTATATCAGCGTATGGCACCATCGTAGACATGTCTGTAGATTTCCATGCTTTTGTTTTTGGATTCTGTGCCTCTACAGGGACCATGGTATGTCCTTTTTCAAACTCTGGTGCAAACCTATCTCTGTATGCATCTAATACTTCATCACCTATTTCAGTTGCTACTTGACCCATTTTTTTAGCTGTTGGTAATGCAA